TCGATGATTGGCTTGCTTACAGGTTTTTCAAGTTCAGCCTCAATCTCCTCACGTCTTTCCATGCGATGGATTTCATTGGTAATTTCACTCACTTCATTCTCCATTGCTTTGTAAGTTGCATCATCTTCCGCAGACAAAATACCATTTTTGGTTTTATGAGTATCCAAGAACCCATCCATTGTTTCAATAAGCTTTTTGCGCTTATTACGCATTTCTGTAATCGTCATAGTAAAATTCCTCCATTTACATATATTTTTTGATTATTAAAAGACGCTCCTTGAGTTCATCAATTGAGCGTCCTTGTGGTTTTGAAGATTCCTCTGCCTTGATTGGGTTAGTCTTTTCTGCTATTTTATTTAGCAGATTCGTTGCCACTGTTTTTCTTGAAAAGGCATAAGCAGAGAAAGTGGTATCCGATAGTTTTTTATCTTGTAGCACATCATCCGCGAAACCAAGTTCAATCGCTTTATTGGCATTCATCCAGGTTTCAGCATCCATAAGATGGGACAGTTTCACACGAGATACACCAGTCTTAATTTCATAAGCATTGATAATGCTTTCCTTCACCTCATTTAGCATCTCAATTGCCCTTTTCATATCTTCATGGTCACCCATTGTGATTGTTGCTGGGTTATGGATCATCATCAGTGCCGTAGGAGCCATGAGCACCTTTGTTCCCGCCATTGCTATGACGGATGCTGCTGAGGCCGCAATGCCATCAATCTTGACGGTGACCTCATCTGGATAATCCATCAACATGGCATAAATCTGGCTGGCAGCGATACAATCTCCACCGGGTGAATTGATCCATATGGTAATTGGACCCTTTCCACTAAAGAGTTCATTTTTGAACATCATCGGTGTCACATCATCATCAAACCAGCTTTCTTCAGCGATGGTCCCGTATAGTTCAAGAACTCGTTCCTCTTGTTCGCTGTTGTTTACCTGATTCTTCCACTGCCAGAACTTTTTGTTCTTCATCCAAGTTTTCCTCCTTTCCTTCTTCATTTGCATTTGCAAAAGCACCCGCTTTTGTAAGTGGGAGCATGTTGCCATTGACAAGGTACATATCTCCGCCATCTTCTGCAGGAATACGGTCTAGGTTTTCAAGTTCACGTATATCGTTTGCGCTCATCCAACCATTCTGTCTTGCTGTGGCATAACCGCTCATGCGGCTAACATAATCCCCTCTAAGTAAGCCTTCTACATTGAATCTAAAGAAGTATTTTTTCTTTTCTTCCGGTGTAAAAAGGGTGCGGGCTAGGGTTTGCTCCCAACGCACTACCCACGGGTCTAAGGTGTATTTCACAAACTCAAGGGATTGTTGCTCAATATTAGAAAAGCTCGACTTTTCAAGGTCACCGACCATATGAGGGGGGACTCTAAAAATTCGAGCAATTTCATTGATTTGAAATTTCCTTGTTTCAAGGAACTGCGCTTGTTCAGGGGAGATAGAAATTGGTGTGTACTTCATTCCTTCTTCAAGTACAGCTATTTTATTGGAATTGGCACTGCCACCAAACTGAGACTGCCAAGCCTCTCTGACTTTCCCAGGTTCTTTAATCGTTCCCGGATGCTCCAACACACCACTTGGAGCCGCACCGTTAGCAAAGAACTTGGCTCCATATTCCTCTGTTGCAATGGCTAGACCAATCGCATTTTTAGCCATCGCAATCGGGGAGTAGCCAACCAGTCCATCAAACCCGAGTCCGGGAATATGAAGTACATCGGAGGTACTAAGTTTTACTGTCATTCCCTTCGTACTGTTCACATCATCTGCACCTCTGGTATATAAGTAATAGAGCTGCCCACTCTCATCTCGATGAACTGACATCCGATTTGGCATCAAGGGGTAGAGTCCTACAACTTCACCTTTGCCATTGCGAATAATCTGCGCATAACAATTCCCCCATAATAAAAGATGAGTCATCATTGTTTCTCGAAACACAAAGGAACTCATCTCAGCATTTGGTTCATCGTGCAAAAGTCGATACAAGGAGTGGTCAATTGCTTTTTCCTTGCCACCATCTTCTGTATAACAATAAAGATGCAGAGGAAGCCCTGCTACTGCTTCAGCTAATATTCGAACACAAGAGTATACGGCCGTCATTTGAAGTGCCGACCGCTCGGTCACTGTTTTACCTGCTGTGCTTGAACCCATTAAAAATGTGTAGTTTGAACTCACAGCTCTGTCAGTAGGCTTATCTCTCGCCTTAAAAATGGATGATAAAAATCCCAAAACCAATCACCTCCCTCATATAAAGAGAATGCCTCGGTTGTCATAAACCGAAGCACTAGTATCATTGCCACAACGAATCGCTCGATCAAGAGCCATAATCGTTGCCACTGCACCATCAATCTTTTCTGATGATTTTTCCTTGTCCGGTTTGATGTTGCCTGCCGGGTCTGTTCGAACAAAAATGTTATCCATCATCCAACGAAGTACAGGATGCCCACCATGAGCAACCTTTTCTTCTAGCGTTAGTTTCATCAGTTCCTTAGTCGGTGGACTCATATCCTTAAATCCTTGACCAAAGGGGATAACAGTAAAACCCATGCCTTCTAGGTTTTGAACCATTTGTACGGCTCCCCAACGGTCAAAGGCAATCTCACGAATATTGTACTTTTCGCCAAGTTCTTCAATAAACTTCTCAATAAAACCGTAATGAACTACATTTCCTTCGGTTGTTTTAAGGTGATCCTGCTTTTCCCAGACATCATAGGGAACATGGTCACGGTTGACCCTGGCACTTAGAGTTTCTTCTGGCAGCCAAAAGTAGGGAAGAATGATGTATTTATCATCCTCATCTAGGGGAGGAAACACCAATACAAAGGCAGTAATATCAATGGAACTAGAAAGGTCTAGTCCGCCATAGCATACCCTTCCAAGTAAATCCTCTTCATTTACGGCAAAGGCACATTTATCCCACCTGTCCATTGGCATCCAGCGAACCGCCTGTTTGACCCACTGATTAAGTCGTAACTGTCTAAAGGCATTCTCTTCTGCAGGGTTTTGCTTGGCTGATTCACAAGCGGCTTTTACCTTATCAATCCCTACCGTTATGCCAAGGCTTGGATTAGCTTTTTTCCACACCTTCGGATCTGTCCAATCATCTGACTCATCTGCTCCATAAATAACCGGATAAAAAGTAGGGTCAATCTTTCTTTTCTCCATGAGGTCTTTGGCTTTCTGATGGGTTTCATAGCAGATTGATTTTGTATCAGATCCTGCCGTGGTGATCAGAAAATAAAGAGGTTGCGTTCTGGCATCACCAGAACCTTTGGTCATGACATCAAAGAGTTTTCTGTTGGGCTGCGTATGCAACTCATCAAAAACAACACCATGAATATTAAAACCATGCTTTGAATAAGCCTCTGCTGAAAGCACTTGATAAAAACTATTAGTCGGTTGGAAAATGATCCGCTTTGTTGCCGATAAGATTTTAACTCGTTTACTTAGAGCCGGGCTCATACGTACCATATCAGCAGCCACTTCAAATACGATGGACGCCTGTTGCCTGTCTGCAGCGCATCCATAAACCTCGGCTCTTTCTTCGCCATCACCACAGGTAAGCAGTAATGCGACAGCTGCCGCTAATTCAGATTTCCCCATTTTCTTAGGAATCTAAATATAGGCTGTATTAAACTGCCGATAGCCATCTGGTTTTAGTGTTCCAAAGAGATCTCTGATAATTTGCTCTTGCCAATCAATCAGTTCAAATGGTTTTCCAGACCATTTCCCCTTGGTATGACTTAAACACTCAATAAAGTTGACCGCATAATCTGCAGCATCTTTATCGTAGATAGAGTCCTTTGCCATAAAAGGAGTCGGTTTATATTTCTTGAGCTTTCTAATTGCGGTCACCTCCCTTCAAAATGAGCATAAAAAATACAGCCTTAAGCTGTATGACGAGAGAAAGAGCGTCTGCACGCTCAAATCCCTATACTATTGAATTATTTATGATTTAATCTTCATCACCGTTTAAAATGAACTTCACATACTTGGCTTTTTCTTCTTCAAGAAAAATGACCAGCTCATAAAATTCCATCTCATCTGCGATTCTTTGGACTGCGTTCACATCAAACATATTGGTAAGGCCTGTATCTCGAATGGCAAGAATCTGCTCTTTTATCTTATCTGTCATCGTCAATCCTCCTGCAAAGGTCTTCTCCAAAAACGACGGATAAACTAGACCCGGTGTCCCAAGACACCATGATTGAACCGATATCATCTACGCCTATTACTGTTCCTTTTGTTCCAATCACTGGTGCTTGTATATCATCCATCCTTAATAGTTCTACACGGCATCCAACAGGATACGTTTCACGAAGATGATGTAATCTTTCCTTACTGATTATCCTCATTTTTAGCTCCTCCTTTAAATGCTGATGAACCTGTTAGGTTTCTAAGCAATATTTTTCGTTCTTCCTTATATTCTTTTCCAATAAAGCCAAGGCGCAGTAAAAAGCATCGGAATGCATACTTCTCATTCGGAGTTTCCTTTTCTTTTGCCATGATGCGTCTTTGATTCCTTGCCATCTCACAAAGAGCTGAAATAAAGTGGGTATACGCTTGTACCTCTTCTGGTGAAGGCATTTCTTCAAACCAAGGAAATGAGACTTCCTCTTCTGAAATCTTAATCGGTAAATCGTATAGCCGCAAAGCGTGACGAATCAGTTCGCCTTTTACCTGAATGATTGCTTTTACGTTTTCTAATGCTGTATCAGTAAAGCTATTTCTTGGCATGGAGATACAAAGACCAAACGTTCCGCTGTCCGCCGTTTGTCTGCCCTCTGTAGCGCTTATCTCTTCCTCAGCAATAAAACCCTCGCTGGCTAAATGCCCAGCCACACGTTCGATTTCCGTGCGATTTGCCTTGTCGCAAAATTCAAGGGTTCCATTCTTGTCGATGATAAAATCTCCCACCTCATAAGCCATGCTAGGCATTCCTAGATACTTTGCTTTTACACCTGTAATCTTGCTCAGTGCTGTAATTAGCCTTTTTCGGTCTGCTCCTGTTACGTTATAGTTAATGACCATGTACAAAACCTCCTTTGTTTTGGTATGTACATATATCACTCTAAAGTACTGATATAGCAAGCTTTTTCTCGATTATTTAGTGTAGAAAGAAGTCCTAAGTATTACCCTCTAATTGTGTTAACCAAACAGTGCCGACTACTCATCCGCAGCTAATTCCAACTCATCAAAACCATAGCTAAGCCCGTCTCTTTGAACACTGACTTCTTTGGAAGTTCCAACCTGTTCAATGTAGCGTTTGATAATGACATCGCAAAACTTCTCATCTAATTCTGCCGTGTAGCAAATGCGCTCTGATTGTTCACAAGCAATTAAGGTACTACCACTGCCACCAAAAGGATCTAGCACAATGGTGTTAGTCATCGAGGAATTTAAAATTGGATAGGCGAGCAGAGGAATGGGCTTCATCGTAGGATGGTCTCCATTTCTCTTCGGCTTATCAAACTCCCAGATGGTGGTTTCTTTCCTGCCTGTATACCACTGATGCTTGCCTTTCTTTTTCCAGCCAAACAGCACTGGTTCATGCTGCCATTGATAAGGAGAACGACCCAGCACAAGGGAGTCCTTTTTCCATATACAACAGCCGGACAAATAAAAACCGGCATCCGAGAAGGCTTTTCTAAAATTAAACCCTTCGGTGTCGGCATGGAATACGTAGATGGAGGCATCGTCTGCCAGGACTTCTTCGATATTGATAAAGGCATCTAAGAGGAACTGGTAGAAGGCATCATTTGCCATATGGTCATTTTTGATTTTCCCTGCAGCACCTTCATAATTCACATTGTAGGGAGGATCTGTTACGCACAAGTTTGCCTTCTTTTTATTCATCAGCACATCATAGGTTTCTTTCTTGGTAGAATCACCACAGATAAGCCTGTGTCTGCCAAGCGTCCATATGTCACCAAGCTTGCTGATGGCAGGCTTTTTTAGTTCTGTCTCCACATCAAAGTCATCATCGTGGATCCCCTCTTTCAGCGTGTCTTTAAATAAGTCATCCAGTTCTTTAGGGTCAAATCCAGTTAGGGAAACATCAAAATCTACACCTTGTAAATCTGCAATTAAAAGGGCCAGTTTATCCTTGTCCCAATCACCGCTGATTTTATTGAGTGCGATGTTGAGTGCTTTCTCTTTCTCTTCATCCATTTCAATGATGACACACTCAACTTCTGTGATGCCCATATCGATGAGAACCTTTAGTCTTTGATGCCCACCAACAACATGGCCGGTCATCTTATTCCAGATAACCGGCTCTACATAACCAAATTGTTCAATGGATCGTTTTAATTTATCGTATTCTGCATCTCCTGGTTTTAAATCTTTACGAGGATTGTATGTTGCAGGGATGAGGTCTTTTGTGTTCTTCTTTTCAATCAACATATTTGTTTACCGCCTCCCTTAGTTCTGTATAGCAATCTAGAAATTCCCACGTGCTTAAGCCATATCTGAAATGGCCATAAGTAGCTGTATCTGCATAAATGACATCCGTCAGTTTTAGCTTTTCGATAATGGCTGCAGGTCTTAGATTGAATACATCTAACACAGCACGGCAAAGGATACTTTCCTCAACCGTCCCTGTTCCAAAGGTATCAATCTCAAGAGCAACAGGATCTGCTTTTCCAATTGCATAGGAAATCGCTACCTGGCATCGCTTAGCAAAGCCACATTGAACGATATTCTTTGCAATCGCCCTTGCCATATAGGCACCACTGCGGTCAACTTTTGTCGGGTCTTTTCCTGAAAACGCACCGCCACCATGAGCGGCTAATCCGCCATAGGTATCAACCATGATTTTTCTTCCCGTAAGACCGGTATCAGCTGCTGGTCCTCCTTCAACAAATCGTCCACTAGGATTAATGAGGATCTCAGTCTCATCGTCAAATGGATACTTCTCAAAGACAGGCCAAAGCACCTGGGCAATGACTTCCTTTCGCAAAACATCTAAATCTTTATCTGCACTGTGTTGAACGGAAACTACGATGGTCTTAATTCGTTTTGGTTTGTCACCTTCATATTCCACCGTCACTTGAGCCTTACCATCAGGGCCAATGTCTTTGATCACACCATTCTTCATCACCTTATCTAGCTTTTTGCAAATGGCATGGGATAAGACCAAGGGGAGAGGTAGTTTCTCACTAGTTTCATTGGTGGCATAGCCATAAACGGTGCCTTGGTCACCCGCTCCTAACATGGAATACCATGACGTATCACCCTCACGAGATTCCAAGGCTTGATTCACACCATCTGCGATATCTTTACTTTGCTGATGGACATAGACAAAGACTAAAAACTTTCTAGGATTGTAGCCCACATCCGTCAGAACACGGCGAACAACACCTCTGATATCAATTCTCTTTGAGCAGGTAATCTCACCGGCAACAATGATGTGTCCTTTGGTAGCCATCACCTCGCAAGCAACACGAGAGGATTTATCTTTTCTTAAACACGCATCTAAGATGCTATCTGAAATAAGGTCACATAATTTATCGGGATGACCTTTGCATACACTTTCACACGTTCTATATTTTTTCATTTTATTTTCCTTTCCGAGCAGATAATAACCGCTCCATCAAATCGTCTTGTGGACTTCTTCCACCGAACTCCACAGAGCAGTTTTCCTTCACAATCTGGTAAATCTGATACCAACACTGGTTGACCTGTTTCATGTATTCACGACTCATCGCAACGTAAGGTGATGCGATGGCAGCGGAAGTGGTTGGATGCTTGGCAAGAAAGCCATACTCTGAAATGCACTCTTCACACTGAATCCAACGAGAAACACTCATGGCATACTGCTCGATTAGCTGGTTGTTTACTAACATTTCGCAGCCACGATCTTTCAGCCACTTGTAAGTTTCGATATAAATATCTTCTGCACAGAGGTCTTTGCCATTTTTCTGAGTAGCCTTTAAATAATTTTTTACAGGAGGAACATCTGCACCTTCTATTTCCGTTGGCTCTAGCAGGATCATGGCACCATTTAATCTGCCATCAGCAATTTTGTCGGTTAGAGCCTTTGATTTTCTTCCTGCACCAACACGCTGACCGCCTCTTGCTGTACCGTCTTTCGCCATGTTTTTCACCCCACTTTCCTAAAAGTCTTTAATACCCCCTTTGATTTCTGATTTTTACACGCGAAGCCCCAGGCCGTTGTCCGCCATAAAAGGTCTAGAGATTTGACCTCCCCCTTGGCTCAGTTGCGAATTTGTCGATCACCGAGTTCTAAATGAATCTTGTTGTGACAGGATTTACATAAGGACATCAGATTACTTCTATCGTGTGTACCACCTTGAGAAACAGGGAGGATGTGATGCACTTCATCAGTGGGAGTCAGTCTGCCGTCCGCTTTACACATCTCACACAGGGGATGTTCTCGTGCATAGCGGTCACGGATTCTTTTCCAGGCTCTGCCGTACTTTTTATTGACATCGCTTGACCGTTGGTACTTGTCATAGCGCCTACGCTCAATTAATTTATGGTCATCACAATACTGACCATCGGTTAAGTTTGGACAACCCGGAGTACTGCACGGTCGTTTCGGTTTCCTTGGCATCGTATCACCTCGCTTTCTGAGTATAGAAAAAGCCCTGCAGGGCATGACCCACAAGGCTTGGTAAGTATTCTATCTTGCTGACTATAATGTAACATGAAGATGAGGTGCTTATCTCTGCTCAAAAGTGCTCATTGCTGTTCAGCTTTTGAATAACAATTGGATTTTCAGGTACGACAACGTGATTTAAGGCATTGCCATGCCATCTGCGAATGGTACTCTTATCAGCATTTAGCTCATCACCGATTTGCTCCCAGGTAAAGTTATGAACGTAGCGGTAACGTAACACCATGCGTTCATCGATATCCGTTACTTTATTTATCACATCTCTAATCTCTGCTTTAAGTGCTACAAGATGATCTACCTCATCATTAATCTTGATTTGTAGTTCTTCAATTCGCTCCAGGTATCTGACAAACAAAGCATCGGTATGCCGTTGTGTTTGTATTCTCTCGCCCCAGCTGGGGGAGGAAACACTGGTCGATAATTCCCTCAGCCTTTCCATTTCCTCAATGTTTGATTGGATTCGTTTGTCTAGCCTGTAGGCTTGGTGTAAATATTCTTTTGCTTTCATTGTTCGCTCACCTCCGCTTGTAGCTTTTTGATTAGGATTTCTCCATCAACAGAGGTAAGTTCTCTATACCAATCAGAGCGGAAGAACCTCTCCACCTCGTTTTTCAAATCTTGTGCCGGTCCATAACTAGGACGTTTCTTTAGTTTCTTTAATGCGTTTCTATAATCCTTAACAGCCATTAAGATAATGGCATTGGCTAAATTTTGATAAGGTTCTGTCATCGCATCACCTCTAAATTCGCCTTCACCGCATCAATCAAGGCGTCTTGTGTTTTCTCCTTTTTAGTAAGAGCAAGCAGTACGTCTTCATCGATGGTGTTTTTGGTGATGATGTGGTGAACAATAACTGTATCCTTTTGACCCTGCCTATAAAGTCTTGCATTGGTTTGTTGATAAAGTTCAAGTGACCAGGTCAGACCAAACCAGATCAGAGTCGAGCCGCCACTTTGAAGATTAAGACCATGACCTGCACTGGCTGGATGAATAACAGCAATGGGTATCTCGCTATTATTCCAATCCTCAATATCCTTTGATGACTGAATTTGTCTGACCGGAAATCGCTCTTTAATCCGTTCTAAATCATGCTTATACCAATAAGCAACAAGGACCGGTTTTCCATTAGCACCCTCAATTAAATCTTCCAAAGCATCTAGCTTTTTGTCATGAATTACATGAGCTTTATTCTCGCTATCGTATACTGCGCCATTTGCCATCTGTAGCAGTTTCCCAGAAAGGACGGCTGCATTAACCGCATCAATCTCCTCATCACCTAAGTTAGCCACCATGTCTTCCTTGAAATCTGAGTAAACCTTCCATTCCTTATCGCTTAAAGTGACAAACACTTCATTGCTGATATATTCAGGCATCTTGAGATAATCAGTAGATTTCATAGAAATGGTGATGTCCGATATTTGTTTGTAGATTTCCTCTTCCGCACCGGGTAGTGGTTTATAAGAAAATATAATCTGAGCATTTCGCTTATCTGGCTTAAAATAGGTATTTCGATAATGACTAATGTAGCGTCCAAGCCTTTGACCCAAATCAAGAATTCGAAATTCTGCCCATAAATCCATCACTCCATTACTGGAGGGAGTTCCGGTAAGGCCGACTATTCTTTTTACAGAGGGTCTTACTTTTAGTAGACTCTTAAACCGCTTTGCACCATAAGACTTAAAGGATGATAGCTCATCAATGACCACCATATCAAAATGAAAAGGAATACCACTTTTATGAACCAGCCAATCCACGTTCTCACGGTTGATGATGTATAGCGTTGATTGTTTCTTGAGGGCATCGATTCTTTCTTTTTCCGTTCCCACTGCCACTGAATAAGAGAGTCCTTTTAGATGATCCCACTTATTGATTTCGGCAGGCCATGTATCCCTTGCTACTCTAAGTGGAGCAATGACTAGCACTTTACATACGAGAAAACTGTCTAAACACAAATCAAATATGGCAGATAAGGTAATCACACTTTTACCTAAACCCATTTCAAGAAATACAGCCGATATGGGATGGGATAAAATGAATTCAGTGGCATAGCTTTGGTATTCATGTGGCCTGTATTTCACTAAGTATCCCTCCAATCTGTTCTATATCATCCAGGCAATAGACTAGAAAACCTAATGTCTCTAATTGCTTCTTTCTTATATTCTGTAAAGGACGCATCTTTTTACCTGTTGCCTTACATTCGACAAAGGCGATTCTTCCTATGGGAAGTAATACAATCCGATCAGGCATGCCATCTATACCAGGACTCACAAATTTAGGCGCCATACCTCCCATGCTTTTTACTGCTGCTACCAGTTTTTGTTCTATATATTTTTCTTGCATAAATGACCTCCAACAATTCATCAGGAACAACAAGCACAACTTTTAACGTTTTTTCCTATACGCGCGCATACATACGCTCACGATGCTTTACTACTACTATTTATTAATTTATTACTAAGTAGTAAAACTCTTGTTCCACTCATTCCAGTAAAGCCAAAACATCAGCAATGACTGGTTTTTTAAGAGAACAAGCACAGGGAACAACTAAAGAACAAGGAACGACCTTACTCATTCTTCTCGTAACAACGTTGTCTACCGTAAATGGGAAAATTACTTGTTCCATTCTTGTTCCCTTGGTACTTGTTCCACCCATTAATCTTTTTCATAATGCCTGCAATGGCATAGGAGTCCGCAGGCTTCATGGCGGAGGCATCCCTTCCAAAGCATTCACACCAAATTTCCATATTACAAACAAGCGTACGTTCTACCGTGCCAACACGGGATTCCCCACCAAATTCACTACCGTTTAGGTAGTTTCTTCGCTCATATAAGGACAGGGCATTCCAATCATCGGGTAAAAGCGTATCGAGGTAGGTGCGAACAAGGCCTTCTCGCTCATCACTCTCCATGGCATCTGCCTGCTCATTCGTTGCTAACTCTACATCACTGCCCTCTAAATAGAGCTTTTCACCTTTGGCATAAAGCACCAAGGTTTCTGCCCAAATCTGCTCTACATCGTATACGGACATCTGCCATGCTTTTCTTTTACCATCACCACTAATACGCACTGGCCAGAATCTTCGGTTACCCGTGATATCTCGCAAAAATCCACTCTCTGCATTGGTAGAACCGACAATGATACATTGACGTGGGTGGCTTTCAACATTCACACCATAACTGGCACGATATTTATCATCCGATCTTGATATAAAGGACTTCACAACCTCCACATCAGTTTTTCGCATGCCAGCTAGTTCACCCAGCTCTAATATCCAATACCCTTGAAGTTTCTCAGGGCCTGCTTTATCTTTCATTTCCGTGAGGGTTAAACTATCGGAAAACCAATCGCCTGCAAGCTTTGCAAAGAAGGTGGACTTACCGATGCCTTGTGGTCCATTTAGAATTAAAACGCTGTCGAACTTCGTACCAGGATGATAAATTCTAGCGACTGCTGCCACCATCATTTTTCTGGTAACGGCTCTGGTATAGGAATTATCTGTTGCATTGAAGTAATCAATCAGTAAGGTCTCAACACGAAGGTTTCCGTCCCACTCTGGTAGATGATCCAGGTATTCCTTGATGGGATGATAGGATCGCTCTGCTGCAACTGCTAATATTGCGTCCTTTGTTTTGGTTGGAGAGTAGATGCCATATTTATTAGACAGATAAACTTTAAGGGCTGCATTATCTGAATCATTCCAGCCGCCCTTCATCTGTTCCCAAGGCAGTCCGTCTCTAGCATCGATTCCATCACGGTGCTTATTAAAGGCAATGGATTCTAGTTCTGAATCGTTGCGGATGATAAGAACGATATTATCCAAGGTGTCCTTAATCTTTCCTTGCTTATCCAGTTCAAGTGCTGTCTGCCAATTATCCTCCGTAAAATCAATCGTTGCCTGCTCCATCCGCTCTTTTGTAAACTGTGCTTTCACTTCATCATCTTGGATGGCAAATTCACACATGTTGATAAAAGACGGTAGTTTGCTTGGAGGTGTGCTTTCTGTCGCTCGATCATCTAAATGACCAAAACGATGGATGCGAACAAGGTCAAAAGCATTAAGAAGTCTCCCACTTGCAGGGTCTGTTGCGTGGTGGGAATAAGCAAATTTATCATCATAGAGTATGACACCAGCACTGGAATCTGCAGGGATATAATCATAGCGACCAATCATTGCTGAAGGTTCGTATATATCCTTTAAGAACGTATCGATTGCAGTGCTAACTGAGTAGGTGCGACAAAAAGTACCGATGACACCTTCTTTAGAAAGTGGATCGGCTTGTTCTTTTAATGAGCGGTCAAGGATTTCTGACTGCCTAGAGGATACGGGCCAAGTACTGGTATCTCGCCAATCATCGTATTTGTTTAGAAACACATCGGGATCTAAGAGAGAGCCATCTTTTTCCTCATACACAAAAATACCGTTTCTTGAAGTAGACGGCCAATACATTAATCGTTCCGGTTCATAGGTGGTATCATCAAAAAGGTCGATGCCGATTTCTTTTGCGACCATGCGACTAACAGCTGCATACTCTTCCTCACCCACATCACGAAAGAGAGGAATGATCAGCCTTAGCCTTGGATTTTCAGGAGTATGCTTATGAGTAGAATAGATACAACACTGATAAGGGAAGAAGGTAGAAATTTCTTCCCAGATAGTACTTGTGCCATAATCCATATCAAGGGTTAGCATGGAGCGTGATAGAACATTCCCTTTTTTACGTCTACCATCTTTTAAGTGACCGCCAACAAAACCTCCGACATCTTTAATGGAATCTTGACCACCTTTTCTCATTTTTCGATATTCTTCTACGGTTTCAGTGGTACGCTGTGTGTTCTTAACCCGGGAGCAAAAGTCCTCCCAGCTGATGTCTGTGTTTTTCCATTTCTTATCCATTCGGCTGTTACCGTATGCAATTTTCATAAAGACTCTACCTCCTTAAAATCTTTATTAAAGTATCTGACCGGCTGTCTACGTTTCTTTGCTTTTTCAATTTCAATACTCATGCCTCTTGAGATCACATCACCTAGAACCCAGACCTCTTGGCATTTGCCCATCAGGATAATATCCATAAAAATAGCGAGCTCATGTTCTTTCTCATTGCTGTTATCCATAAACTGTGGAAATAGAAGGTGAGGAGCAAGCGGAATATTGCCCTTATCTAAAGCAAAACGGCAAAATACTCGTGTGCGCTTATTGTTGTTATCAATATCGCCACTAAATGGAGAGCAAATATAGACAAGGGGCTTAAAGGCAGCTTTTGCTGCTGCCTTTTCCTCACGGGTGATATTGCTAAGTGCTTTATGGGGAGTTGGGTCATAATACCCTTCTGCATTTTTCATATTGATTCCCATATCACACCTCCATCTCAATCTGCGGATAAATACCATCCGCCTTTAGCTGTTCATAGATAAAGAGTCTGCCTTTTTGTGTCCACTTGGTATGCACTTTCGTATGCTTTATACCTTTGCTATCTTCATAAATGTGAGTATTGGTTTTGGTATATCCGTTTGGAGCATACTTTTGATAAAGAAGCCAAATGTCACCTTGCTTAAACTGAATCCCTTTTTCATGAAGGTGTTCGTTCATACGCATAGCACTCCAGCCATAATCTTTGGCAATAACAGAAATATTGACTGCATCCCTGCATTTAAGAACCACATCATAATAAGTAGCTTTTGGTTTCATCTCAGCAATCTGCTGCTGACCAATCGCAACGGCTGCCATCAGTTCCTTGTTCTTTTCTCGTTCCTCTTTCAGTGCAGTAAAAGCTGCAATGGCAAGGTCTGGATTTGCGATTAAATCATCTGTAGCATAGAGTCCATGTTTGCGAATAGCAGGAAGGACTTCACTGGTGACCCAGCGTTTGAACTTTTTAGCATTTGGCATTTTGCTTGAGAGGATGAGGCTGTACAGACCGGATTCGTTGATGATAATAAAATCCTGTTTCCCACCAAGGGTGTCACATTTCGTTACCCCCTTGTCCTCTTCATCAATGTGATCAATTAATGCTTTTCGAGTATTTGCATAACCAAGAATGCTTGCTACATCCTTGCCAACAAAATATGGTTGACCGCCAATCGTTGTAGTACGTACAGAGCCAAACTCTGCATTTTTGTATACTTGTAATTCCATTCGAATTACCTCCTTGTGTTTTTTGGAGGTCTTGACCTCCTACCTAGTAGCCTTGGGAGAAGGTCAAATCTGACGGTTTTCATATTCTTCTTGTAATTTCTTTGTTGCCCGCTTTAATTTCTGAGTAATGTTGTTTTCATCAGCACCTATGAAACTGGCATATTCTCGAATCGACATACCGTCAATGCGTACTGCAATGAACATATCTGCCCAGTCCTGCTTTTTGCCAAGAGCGGTACGTATCCATTTGCAGACACCTTCATAATCATCCTGATAAGCACGCTCAATTTCGTCTTTTCTAAAAATCCTGTCGTCCGCAACTTCTTTCATAAGTGGTTCCGAGGTATCGTATTCATCACCATCGTCATTGAAGCGCTCCTTAGGAGTTGTTAAGTGTCTGGTTTCTCTGTGCCAGATGTTGTACTCCGGCTTGTTGAACTTTTCATCGAATGTTTTTTGGATTAATTTTTCCTTTTCATGATTTTCACCTTCAAGTGAAAGACTGACCCACATCTCCTGAGTTTCTTCCTCATTGAGTTCGATGCTTTGAAACTGGTTCTCATATCTGATTGATAATCTCATTAGATTCTCCTAATCCCGTCCTGGAAGACAGCGGAGAACTAATGAATCTTTGGAAAACAATGACCAACAGAGTTACCTCCTAAAAATATGTATAGGAAATAAAACGGAGGAGCATAAATTTCACCCAACAGCCTGTCATTGGCTATCTTCGAATCATTTATGTATCCGCCGTCTTCTGCTGGCCAGCTTTAGACGCATTTATAAATGTAAGGCTTGTCCCTTACATTTATAAATATAATAGGTTTCAAAATTTCACGACCAACTCGTTGAGTTGGGCCAAATTTGTCTATTTATCAGTCTTTTCTAAATTTGGGTATAAAAAAAGAACCCCTTTCGGGGTCCTAAACCAACTCATCGAGTTATCAACTTATTTATTCTTTTATTTCACTACCTAGTTCCTGAATACCACATTGCTCTAGAATACCATTGAAATCATCAAGCGAAAGCCCTGGCATAGTATCCATAATACGAATATAAGTCTTATCGGGATCTTTATAATAATCTAGTTTATTATTTGATTTATCAAACAGCTTTTGCGTAATCCTCGTGCATAACTGCATACCAACACAGATGGCCATCAACACGTTCGTTGTCATATTGTTGGCTTTATCATTTTTTATTCTACCATGATAATTTTTGTGGATTCCTGTCTCTTCATTAAACTTATCAGGATAATTCCACTTTCTATTTTCCATCAAAAACCACAGACAATTACATAGTGTTTTGGTAGGGTCACCAAGCAACTTAATGAGTTCAATTTCTTCCTCCTCATTATAAGAAGCTAGCTGCTGAGAAAATGCTTGATATGTTTCTTCAGGTTCATTCAGTAAAGGGGATTGGTACTTAGGATGAAACGTAAGAAGTCTACTATCAATGCCTTCAACCTTCTTAAGGACCGTATACCCAAGCAAGTCTTTGTAAGTATTAGTGTATGTTACAAAATTCTGTTCACGAATATTGATAACACATTTAGAGAGATTTTTCTTTGCCTTTGGCGTTAAAAAGAGTTTTCCATCTTTTTGTGTAACATATTGGCTGTTGGCAAGTACAAAGTATCCGTCAGCGTATACAAAATGTCTCTCTGTTATCCAGTTCTGTAGAGTTGAATCTGAATCAATTATTTTCAATGCTTCAACTGGAGTTAATCTAACAAAATCTTGATTACTATTGATTTCTTCATATACATCATTGTAATCAGAGAATTCTGATATGATATCCTCTAAACCAACTTCAATCAATCTATATTTTACTGATAGCCTTGACGTTATAAAGAAGCTGCTTAAATCCTCAATCAAGGTGTCACAAGAGTATATTGTATTTTCACCAGATGCTTTATACTGCTCAATAAACTCTAACGCTTTCCTTTTGAAGCAATTTTTGGGCATCAGGACTCTAGGAGCTAATCTATGTGCTTGCCATTCCAACCATCGAACTTCATTTTCTTTTGTGTTCTTACCCTCTGGTGGTGTAAAGAAAGTCTCGGATTGTCGGCATAAAATTGGATATAATTTTTCAGATTCATTTTTATTTTTAACCTTAAGAATTTGAAAATATGTTTTATCTTTTTCCCAGTGTAGTGCTTCATGAATGAGCGTATTTCTTTTCGAGCCTTCACCATATAAAGACTCGGACAAAGGGTCAATTAATACTGTTCCAGCACTGAAGGAAGTTGATAAATATTTACCTGTTTCCCTGTCATATATATCAACATCTGCATCCAAAAGTAAACAACATCCAAAAACATCTAGGTCGCTTGATAAATAAACTTCTTGAACAGTAAGCCCCATATCCTTAAGAATGTCATCAACCGGAAGAGGCATCGGTTCAACCAATGCCTGTTTACAGTATTTAGTCAGAAATTTTGTAGCATAGTCATCAAGACGATTCTTTCCAAGAATTAGAGCACCTGATTTTTTATTGATATCGAATACATCACTTGGAGTTATCTTCCTCTTCATAATCTACCTGTTCTCCTTTTTCAATATGATCCAAAGGCAACTCTGACAATAACTTTCTTGCCTCTTTCCAGGTAGGGTAGAACTCCTCCACAAGTGAATTGAATCTATGGGTGTGATTCTTTTCTAACAAGTGTACCAGTTCATGGATAACAACATATTCAAGACATTCTATTGGTTTCTTGGCTAGCTGTAGATTAATCCATATTCTTTTTTTATCAATATTGCATGTACCCCACTTAGTTTTCATATTCTTAATTTTGTACTCATTAGCATGGAGGTTTGTTTTTGTTTCACACCTTGAAACAACCCCATCCAACACTCGTTTAAGTTCTTCTCTGTACCATTCATTGAATGCCCTCTCCCTTGATTCTTTAGTTGATCTTTCGGGAGCAGTCAATATTATCTTGTTTGGTAGTTTTGAAATTTCGTATTTGTTTCCTTCATAGACAACTTGTAGCCGATATGGCTTTCCCCACAGGAAATGGGATTCTCCTGAAACATATTCTCTCTCAGTTTGACGCGCCTGTGACAGCATCCTGTCTCTTACCTTAGTGATTTCTGGCATTTTCTTTAATACAAAAAGCCTTATCTCTTCATCAGGATAATCACTAGGAGTACTAACTGTTATACTACCTTCTGGTGGATTTACCCTGATATATAGATTTTTAAGGTTTTTCTTTTTAATAATTTCAACTGGCATACCACCAATTACTTCTTCACTACACATCGTATTCTGCCTGCCTTTCAGTTATTTCGAAGACTGCAGCGGTCTCCGCCGTTGCTTCATCTTCGTCATAACCATATATCAATAAATTTTCATAAATAGCAAGCCTTATATTTTGTTGTTTCTGGAAATTCCTTTTCCAATCAGGACGTAATGCAGAAAGGATAGCACTGTCCAAATTTACAGCCAGATTTTCGTTCTTCGCAAAATAATCATAAAAGGCTCTTCTAGCCTCGCTATTCTTCACAGTATCAGGATAATCCAAGCTATCTTCTGGGTGTAAAATTGCTTGTGCCAACTCAACAACTTGTCGTAAATATTCCTCGTAACTCATAGCCTCTATTCGTCTCTGGTCGATTAGTACTTGGAGCATTTCTGATAACTTACCATAATAAACTTGGTTAGATGACATCTTCTTTACAATTTCATGCTGCAAGTTATTTTCGATGATTTCTGCTTTAGCATTTTCATTACCTGGAAGACCTTGTACCAGGGCCTCTATTGGTGTTGTTGAAGTGTTTTCAAGTAACAATTCCACCAACGACATATTCCCGAGTTCACTTACAACTGTAGAATCTTCTGCACGTATATAAGTATCAAGGACATATCGCATATCAGCCTCATATGGTTTTAAATCGATATAATCACAGCTTGCTAGTTTTACCATTTCTTTTATTTTGTTATAGCCTGAAATATCACTCCTCAGCCTGCTAACTTGCCCCTCTGAATAGCCATAATCACTCACAAGTTTATCACTGCAGTTAGCAAAAGAGCGTGTTAGCGAGGCTGTAAGAGTATATAAAATATCTCTGCGACCAGTGTTTTCATCATCTTCACTGTTTTCACCACAAAAATACTCAATATAATCCGTATCGTCTTTAGGATCGCTTACATTTTCTAATAGATCTTTCAGCGATGCAATTGCACCCACCATCTCAGATTTAGCTTCGTCATAGCGATTCTTTATAAGTCCCTCAACATCTTCCTTATCAAAGCTATCGAAAGCTTCAGCAGTATAATCAGCCACTGCAAGCTGAACATTACGAAACAAGTCCATGTAATCTACGATATAGCCATAGTCCTTATCTTCGCCATCTGGTCTATTAACTCGGCAGATAGCCTGGAAAAGGTCATGATCCCTCATAGATTTATCAATATATAGATATGTCGCTGTTGGAGCATCAAATCCTGTTAAAAGTTTATCTACCACGATAAGAAGTTTCATCTTAGCAGGTTCTTTTTTGAACTGCTCTTTTACTTCCTTCTCAAATTCAGACAATTTTTTGCCCTTAAGCATACGCTCATAAATAGACTTCTTATATTCTTCTTCGCCCTCTTGACTTAAATCACTCGTAGCTGTCCTAACACTCGCGGTTGAAGGCTCAAAGGAAGTTACAACAGCACACTTGTTAAAGCCGTTGCTAGTAAAAATATCCCAGTATCTGCAAGCCTCATATATACTGTTGGCCACAAGCATGGCAGTACCACGCTCATTTTTTAGACGAGGTTTTAAGTTCATATCGAAAATGATATCGCTAGCTATTTTCTCAAGTCTTTGTTTTGAACTATATAATTTGTTGATTGAAGTCCAACTTTGTTTCAGCTGTATCTTTGCTCTATCTGTAAGACCTAAGGTTTTATTGTCAAACCATAAATCAACCTTATCTTTACTAGATAAGTCTTGGTCAACATCTCTTGCTTCATAACGTAAATCAAGAACAACACCATCTTGAACACCCTCATCAAATTTATAAGTATGGATGTAAGGTCCAAAAGTCTCAAGACTGGTTGCTTTATCTTTTTTGAGTAGGGGAGTACCCGTAAAACCAATAAGTAACGCTTCAGGCATCAGTACTTTAACAGCCTCATGCAATTTTCCCGAGTTAGTACGATGGCACTCGTCAATAAAAGCTATAATATTTCCTTTTGCTTTAAAGTCTGCTGGGAGGTCTTTTAGCAATTCTTTACGATATTGATCGACATCAGATTGTTTACCTGCATTGTGTCCGTATTTATGAATCAAAGAGCAGATAATAGAATCATCGTTTTTATTCAGAATCTCTCTTAAATCAGCACTACTTTTTGTTCTTCGTACTTTTTCATTTACATCAATGAACAGGCTTTCAATTTGGTCATCAAGCTCATCTCGGTCGGTGATGATTACCACTCGGCTATCTGCTACGTTCTCAATAACCCACTTAGTAAGCCATACCATAATTAAGGACTTGCCTGAACCTTGTGTGTTCCAGATTATACCGCCTTCGCCTGCAAGAATTTTTTTCCTAGCAGCAATATTAGCAAAATATTGATTATGTCTTGCAATCTTTTTCACTCCAGCATCAAAAATAATAAAGTCGTGGATTAGTGAAAGAAACCTCTCTTTATGACAAAGAGAAATTACACCATCTCTCAGCTTATTTCTGTCTCTAGATTGAATACCTTTAATAGTCACAGAAAGTTCGTCCGTAGCTTTAATATCTTCCTTCCAGTTCAGGTAATACTTCTCAGGAGTTTCGATTGTTCCATACTTCAGCCCTTCAGCTTCATTACCGGCAAAGAGAAATTGCGTAGTACTAAAGAAGTTCTGAATATACTCTTTTTTTTGGTTTGTGAGATTCTGACGAATTCCCTCACCTATACTCACACATGAACGCTTTAGCTCAAATATGCCAAGAGCGATGCCGTTTATATACAGCACCACATCAGGTCGTTTTCTTTCTATTTGATTAAAGCAGAGAACACTTACTTCCTCAGCAGCATAAAAATCATTGTTCTCGACATTGTTCCAGTCGATATAATGAACTGTTTGACGATTTTTATTCTCGTCTTTAACACCTTGCTTGCCATAGCGAAGTAAGGAATAGACTTCTTTATTGATTTGGTAAAGGCTATCCACTTGATTGCTCGCTTTTGAAACAAGCTCAGTTACAGCTTTGGAAATCTGATCTTTCGTATAACCACGTTTTTCAAGATTCTTTTTCAGCAAATCTTCTCTGATAGGTTTGTTATTCTGATCCTCCAGATTTCCGAGATACGTATAACCTAGACCACCGTCTTCCTCTTTATCTATTAACCAGTGAAGGACCTTGTTTTGCAATTTTCTTTCTAAATCAACAGACATAGCCTTTACCTCCTCATATTTTAAGGCGCACACGGCCTGTTAAGAGGTCGTCCATTGCACCTTCTTTAATTTGTACCATTTTTTCTTTTTCTATTTTGAGAGATTCTATTTCTTCGTCCATTGCTGTCAGACCCTCGGCAATTGCATGTTGTTCTTTTATTTCTCTCGGAAGTCGTATATTTATATTTTTTATTAAAGTTTTATTCAATCCACCACGTCCACCGTCACCTGATGAAAGTTCTCTTAATTCAAGATACATATTTTCAATTAGATAATATAAGAACTTGGAGTCCGTTTCATCTGCTGCAACTAATGCAGCTAAAGATTGGTTTAATGCCATTGGATACGCTAGAAATGCTGCTGTGCCCCTGGTCTTTCCTTGTCCTGCTAGTGCGATTAATACCGAATCTTTTGGTGCCATTTTAGCTGAGGAATTGTTCAAGCCAATATTTGTGATATTTTTGGTTGCTCTAGTAATTATTTTTTGATGTATTTCTGTAGAAGCAAGCCACGGAATTGACCCACCCCAGTATTTGTCTACCGTAGTAGAAGGAGTACCCCCTGTAATGATTTCTTTTGTAGAATCTTCAATTGTTGATTCGATCCACTCACCATTAAACCCATCAAGTCTTGTCCTACCACTGACTAAGTCCTCTAAAGCCCCGTCACGGATTGCTGTTTTCTTTTCAATTAGTTCGGTGAGATTGTCGATATGCTCGTCAAAATCCGATAATGCTGAAGCGATAGCTTGTTGTTCTTGGAGAGATGGTAAATAGATTGGAATACTCATTACTGCAGGTGGGTTAATATAAACCTGTGTATTGCCTTGTATATGAGGTTTGAGTCTATCCCTAAATATACCTGAATTTATTAGATGATAAAGAAACAAAGGAGCAACTTTATTTTTCTCAGGTACAATTCTTAATGACCGTTGATTAAAAATGTATTTATCATTTTCGTCAATAAATAAAACTTTGCCCACGAGTCTACCGTTGCCTTTGTCATTAAGCACCATACTCAAATCATCTTTAAATAGCAAGAAACTTTGTGTCTTTTGATTTAGATTAATTCTGTTTCCATCGTCAATATATTTACCTTCCTCAGAATAATTTCCAAGCGAAATAACTCGCCTATTTCCATGGATTGAAAAGTATTCTTCGAGGGCTGTTCCGTTTACATATTTGCAAACATCGCCAAGTCTATTTTCATACCAATTTACAGGATAAGTTACCATGTGTATCCCATCCTTTCTAAAGCGGACTTCACCTTGGCTTTTGACTGAGCTGTCTTCTCTTCAATTTCACCTAAAGTGTGCTCATAGCGCTTAGCAATTAAGACAACTTTTGAGGCAAGATTATTCAACACTTGATCAATCGCATCAATAATGTCGCTTTCAAGCCTTGCCATCCACTTTTTATCAAAGAGTAAATACTTTACTTCATCAATTGTTAGTTCTCCATATTTAGCAAGTACTAAATCATCCAGCTCTTTTTGAGCTTCTTTAATCGCTTTATCAGCTTCTTCTTTTTCAGTTAACTTAGCTTGGTAAGAAAGAAGAGCATTATATTCTTCAACATATGTTTCAGGCATTATTGCATTGTCATTTGCTTCTTTTAATGCATTTTTAAGCTTAGCTTTTCCGAATGAACCGTTCTTATTTCTAAGCTCATATGTCTTCAGCTTACTATTGGCTTTGACGATTTTCTCCATCTCTGAAGTACTTCCTGCATCAAATAATTCAATAAGTTTCGTAATGTCATCTATCACTTCAGAAGTCTTTTTACTTTCAAGTTCTTTTATCTGTTTATTCAGATTTGCTTTAGGTATTCCGTCCCCTTTTTCATTCAGAGCATTTATAAGTAAGCCCTCGTCACCTGATTCTTCTTCTCTCATTTCATCCAGTTCAGATTCAAGCAATGCAGATTTTTCGATTAGCTCATTAAGAGCCATTAACTCAGTTTCAAAATACTCCTGTTCAATAATGTCTCTCGAAATTAAAGCACCTTCAAACGACTTCATTTTTGAAGTATCATCGACCTTTATTTCTTCTCCATTTTCATCTTTAGCTTTCTTTTGAGCGTATACATATTCAATCTCACGTCCCGCATCATATCCACTCGCTTTTATTACATATACATCATCTTGCATTTTCTCATTCCAATAGTTAAGCAAGAAGTCGTACACATCGTAATTGTCTAGAAGTTTTGCCGATTCAAAATCTCTCAAAATTTCAATACCCAAGCTTCGAATTAATTCTTTTGGATTTGTATCTGTATTAATATTGAGTAATGAATCTTTTACTTTATTTTTCCACGTCTCGAATAGAGAACCGTATTCAGTCTCCTTTTCAACCTTTATATTTTCATCTTCAGAAATGACTGTTTCAATTTCATTTGGTTTTATAGCAAGATTATAGACATTATGTTTTTCATCAACACAAGTGAATATCTCTTGTCTTAACTGTGGCGATATTTTCCAGAGTCTCTCTAAAGAGTTAATATCGACTTCTGGAATACCACCCTTAAGATGAGATGCAATGTTTTGAGGTAATGTATCATCTATTTTTTGGATATAACGAGGCACATTAAGGTTTCCTTCGTTCTCTTCTAAAATCTCCTTATAGGTAATAAAGCGGGAGTACCCCTCAACCTTTTCTTGGTGAATAAAGGTTTGCACAATTTTCTCAATATCCTGTTCACGAAGACGGTTCTTATTTCCATCTTTCTTAAACCCATCGCTCGCATCAATCATAAAGATACCCTCACGTTTATCAGCGTTTTCTTTATCGATTATGATGATACTAGCTGGGATTCCTGTACCATAAAATAAGTTTGCTGG